CCACCCGGGTGGTAATTTGTTCCTTTGGCATTTGGAATAGCTGTCTGTCCTGTTCTTCTCCCACGATACTCAACATCGATAACTACATTCTTACTATAAACTTCAGCGATAGCATTTCTCGCTCTTTCTACCTCTCCGTAATCAGCAGTTGCATGAAGATGTTTCGCGCCGACTTTGGTCTCGTTGTAAATATTGAGTTTGGTATTTGCTGCCCCTATATTTGTAACGGCGTTAGTGTTATTAGCGAGAAGTGTCTTGAAATCTTCATCAAGTTTATTGTAATCACTTAATGCCCTAGTAGTTTGTTCTACAGTTAATTTTGCTGGGTCATTAGCTAGCAATGTTTTTAATTCAGGAGAAAGTGAATTCCAGTCTAAAAGTTTACCTTGAGCATTCATCGTTTTCCAAATAGCATCCGCATTATCAATGCCTAATGTTTTTCTATCGGCATTATATGCGTTCCACAAGCCCATTTCTTCTATAGTGTCGTATAAATCGACTTGAGCCTGATCACCATCAACTAGCAATAACTTCTCAGTCAAATACAAATTGTTCCACTTGCCTGATTCGCCCATTGCAATGGCGATTTCTTCTTTTGCGTTTGTAGAAATATCAGCATTCTTAGCAATGAATTTGAGCTGTTGCCACCCTTCATCTGTTGAAGCCATTTCTTTCAAGACATCAGCCATGTTGGTTCTGACTTCGCCAGTTTTAGGATCAAGTGCCATCTGATTCCACTGGATATCAGCTTCCTCAGTTCCTTTAGCTAACATATCAAGATTTTTGGTAGTGTCATCTACGCTTGAATTGACAAGTTCTGCTACTTCATCGACTGTCCATCCATACTGTTCCCAAACGGCAGACATTTGCTCTAAACTATAGCCTTGTTCCAAACGAAGCTTGGCCAATCCGAGAATCATAGACTCAGAACTATTTCTATGTTCCTTATCCAATTGGCTGAGTAATTCTGTTTGTCGCTGCACATTATTTTTTGTTCCTTCAATAATGGCTTCTCTTTCTTTTTCATACTTCGCTTGCTCTTCATTTAGAGCCTTGCCTACACTGTTTGCACGATCTTCCAGTTGTTTATCGGTGAGTTTAGATAGAGTGTCTTGATACGCAGACTCAATAGCAATTCTCTGCTCAGCGTTAAGCCCTGCTAATTCCAATTGTTTATCAGATAGCTGATTGTAATTGGCTTCGATATATGATCTTTCCTGATCAGATAATTCGCGATTGTTTTTACTTGCCTCTGATAAAATTTTATTAATACGGTCGACTCTTTTTTTAGCCTGCTCAGCAAGTTGTTCTCCGTATTTTTTATCGTTTTCAGCTTGTTGCTCCAAACTGTTTCGAATGCTCTCATTCTCAATTTTTTCGGCATTTTTTTTATTCCGCTCATACTCTTTTTCAATAGTCGCTTGAATAGAATCAACGATCGCATTATTTGCTTCAATAGCTTTGTCAGCTGATACTTTAACGCCATCTGCATATTCATTTACGTAGCCGACGGCTTTTTCTCTCAACTCATAAGACTTGGAGATAACCTTGTCTTGTTCTTCAGTTACAGCAGTTCCCCACTTGGCACCAGCGAGTTGGTGCTCGTCAAAGGCTTTCTTGCCAAGATAAACTGCCCCAGCAATTGCGCCTAGTGCCACAACACCTATTGAGATTGGACCAGCCAAACCAGCAATTGCAGTTCCCATTCCTGCTAATCCACCAGCGGCCGCTCCGGCAGTCCCAGTTCCAACAGCAGTTGTTGCCGCGGTTCCGACTCCAGTGATAGAAGTTGCCAAACCAGCAATTGCCTTTTTCTCTGCAGAAGCTGCTACAAGCTTGACGATTCCTTTCGATAGTTTACCAACGCCAGTAGTTGTTTTCCCAATTATGGATATTCCGCCACCTAATAATTTAAGAGCTGGACCAGCAGCGGCCGCTATCAATCCCCATTTGATAATATTTTGTTGCTGTTCTTTATCAAGTGAACTGAATGACTTAGCAAGATCACCTAGACTAGCAATAAATGGCTTAGAGGCTTCCAGCCCGTCTCTTAACGCATCAACAAGCGGTCCGCCGAATTCAATAGCTGCATCCACGACTTCGTTTTTTAACATCTTCAATTTTGATTCGGTTGTTTCGTAACGTTTGCCAGCTTCTTCTGCTAAAGCTGTATTTTCACCAAAAGCAGTATTTCCCATCTCAACTGCACCTGCAAAAACGCCACTAGCATTAGCGGCACGCAACAAGCTGTCTCGCAAACGCACTTCTTTAATATCCATGTCATCGAGCACTGCAATAGCTGATTTGCCTTTTTCTTCAGCATGAGCCAGTCCATCGACAAAAGCCATGATTGCCTCTGCAGGGTTTTCTTTAAACAAGTTACCAAATTCTGAATTGGTCATACCTGCAACATCTGCAAATTGTTTTAACGAAATTGCTGCTTCATCTGCTTCTTTATACATAGCTTTTAACTGTTTGCCAGTTAATCCCATTTCACCAGCTGTTGATTTCAGGTTTTTCCCGCCATCTTGAACAGCTTTTACCATTGATTCAAATGAAACGCCACTTTGTTTTCCTAATTCTATTAGCTCATCGAAGGAACCCATGCCTTTTTCAGCCGCAAGTTGCATGTTGACCATGACCTTAGAAAAGGCTGATCCACCTGCTTCAGCTTCGATACCAACCGAACTTAAAGCAGCCGCAAAACCGACGATATCACCTTCTGACATGCCGATTTGTGATCCAGCACCGGCTAAGCGTAGGGCCATTGCAGATATCTCCGATTCGGTAGTAGCAAAGTTATTACCTAGATCTACCAACGCAGAGCCAAGGTTACTAAATTTGTCTTGTGACATTTGAGTAATGTTAGCAAAACGAGCCAACTCAGTAGCAGCTGTCTCAGCGCTCATGTTTGTTGATTCGCCCAAATCAATCATTACTTTGGTAAATGCAGAAACATTTTCTGTTTGAATTCCCAACTGCCCTGCAGCTTCGGCGACCGCTGCGATCTCGCTATGCGTTGATGGTAGTTCTTTCGCAAGATTCCTCAAACTTGCTTCAAGATCATCATATGAATAAACAACGTTACCATTGCTATCCACCACTTCGTCTGAGGTTTTCTTTACACCGGCAAATGCTGATTCCCAATCTATCGCTGCTTTAGTAACTGCAGTTGCACCAGCAACTAAGGGAGCCGTCACACCAATTGTTAATGCGTTTCCTACTTTTGATACACCACTACCAAACTTTTGTATTCTTTCTCCTTGTTTGATAAGTGTATCGCCTTGCTTATTTAGCCAACCGGTTACTCCTTGTGTTTCCACTTGCATCCTAGCTAGTTGACCTGCGGTATTTTGTAACTGCAGTTTATAGTTTGCCAATTTACCGTTAGCATCTTGTAACTGATTAGCTAGCCGCTTTGTTGAATCTGTTGCTTTTCCGTCTACGAAAGAACCGTCATAAGCTTTCTTGAGGGCGGTCACTTGATTTTCTTGTGCTTTGATAATCTGTGTTAAACCATCGTATCGAGTACCTAATTTACCAAGTTTGTTTCCTGCCAAATCAGCTACTTTCATATTTGCTTGCATTTCTTTCGCTAGGTATTGTACTTGTTTTTTTGAATTAGCAACGCCTTTCCCAAAATCAGCATCATCCAACCCTAGCTTTATTACCATATTTCCTAATGGAGTTGCACCAGCCAAATCATCCGCCCCCTTTCACTAAATCAGCCAACGGCTTAATTTCTTTGCGTTTTTTGTTTTTCTTTCCTTTTGGCGTTTGTTTAAACATAATTTCATAAAGGTACAGCGTATCTGTATTTAGAACGTCATTGATTGTCCAACTGGGATAAATCTTCAATATAGATCTCACAACATCTAGCTGTAACTCATGATGATCGGACGGACTTATTTTCCGTCCTTTTTTCCTTTTGGGTCTTTCTTATCTGTTGGATCTGATTCTTCCACGTCTTTCTCGTAACCTAAGACACGGTACATAATGATTTCCATGATCAAATCTCTGTCCCATGCATCGATACCATCTAAAAGGACAGTTCCGGTTAAATCTTTATCATCAAACAAGCCGGCTACAAACTCAGCACGGAATTCAGTAAGTACTCTGGCTGAAGGAGCAATCTCATTGCTGTCGTCATCTTTCTTAAAAAGTTTTGCTTCGCCATCCGTGTAATCCAAAGCTTTTGAATAAGGCACGTGACTTTGAGTGAAGGTCTTTCTTGTTCCATTGATCATTAAATCCAATCTGATTTCTTTTCCAATTTCTGACATGTATAATTCCTCCTATTAATCAAAAATAAAAAGGCTAGTCCGAAGACTAACCTTTGTCATATTACTGTCCGCCACCACTTGGAGGTGTAACAGCACCACCAAGAACGGCAGTTTTTAGTTGAGCGACTGCAGCCGTCCCAAATGCACGTAAGACTTTAACAGTTTTATCATTTTCACCAATAGTAATTTTTCGAGAGATTGCGTTGTAAACATACTCGCCCGCTTCAGGTGTAAAATCTTCATCGTTTTTCGTAGCCAATGAAAACCCATCACGATTAAACGAACCTGCTACCATAGCAAAAGCAACTGGTTCACCATATAAATCTTCCGCTTCAGCGACTGCAGCCATATAAGGAGGATCCGTTTCATCACCGAAACCGTCAATACCTTCCGCCATTTTGATCAATCCTAAGATTTCTTGTTCAACTTCCACAGGGACATCCAGTAAACCGAAGTTTGCAGCTACTGATCCGGTACCTTTTTTGGACAAGTAATACTCAACGTTACCGGCAAATACTTTCACCGCTTCTTTGGATAGCCCTGTTAAGTCGAAGGCAGTTGGTCCACCTTCTTTTTGTTTACCTTCTAAAATGTGAATTTCCGCTGTTGTATCTGGTTCTAAAACTGTAGTAAGTTTTCGAACCGATAATTTATCAAAGCCATAAGTTTCCATTTATAAATTCCTCCTAATAAAATAGACACCGATTAATAATCAGTGTCATGAATTTGTGTATTTTTTCGATATCGCCTTGCATCCACAAAGCGTTTTGTTTCAGGGAAATATTCGTCAAGTCCACCATTTAACTGAGCATAACCAAATTTCCACATCGCAGCTTTCACTGCTTTAGCAATTTCTTTCGTCAAAATTCTTGATTGAGTTTCAACGTTAATTTGATAACTGAACGTTTGCGACATCTCTTTGTTGGCGGCATAGTACGCACTAGTTGGCGGTCCAAGTGGTGTATCGATTATAATAAAAGGTTTGGTCGAATCGAAGCTTTCAGGTACTTCATAGAATTTGATGTTCTTTGCAGTAACCTCTTTTGCAATCGTAGGATCAGCAGATAAAACGTTGTAGACTTCCATCATCATATCTTTCATCGTGCTAACTCCTCCAATTCTGACCGCATCTCCTCAAATGCAGATTCTTCTGTTTTATCAACCACACCTTGCAATTTCCCCATCCCTCTAGGGCTAATGTACTTACCAAACCGAGTATAGCCAAACTCACTCAAATGCACTAAGCGCCATCTTGAACCTTGACCCCAACCAACTTCGATCGTTTTAGGCGGTCCTTTTTTCACTCCGGAAACAATTACTGTGTCATGCGTTTCACCAGTATCCATGTAACTGGATACCGCCTCTTGCACATCTTG